TGTCGACCTTCCTCTTAAGGCCAGCTAGGCCACCGTCTCCTCGACGGCTCGGGGTTTTGCACTCCCCGTTTAAGATTTAACCTCTTCAGCTATCGGCGTTACCGCCGTCGAGTATGGACACAAAAGAAGTTCTACTCCTTTTGGGTCTCATCTTCGAGTTCCTTAAGGAACTTGCTGACTGGTTGTCACTGTATCCTTCTCAAGATACTGTGACTACTGTGGCTGCTTTGCCAGCAGTTTTGATCCCCCTCTGGGGGCTCCCATGGTAGCCTACCATCGAATTAAGGACGTCTCTTTTGACTCTCCTGGAACCGATCATCCCCGTCTTGAGATTCACCGCGATTATTGGGTACAGAAGGCACCTTACAAGGTGCCTATGCCGTACACAATGCTTCGTCGTGAGCTCTTGGCGTATGAAAGGAACTGGTTTAGTCAAATAAGTTATCCCCCGTCGGTAGGCAATCTAGTCGACTATGACTTCTCCGATGCGTCACGTGAGGCTGCAAAAGCTTCTAACAACGCCTATGGCAAGTTTCAGGACCATGCCAAAGACGCTGCTCAGAATGCTAACAACCTTCTCGAGATGAAAGGAGCCGCTAGTCAGATCTTGCAGCATGTGACCGCACTTGGTAAAAGTGTGGAAGCTGCCCGCAAACTAGATATCCCTGGTATGGTGTCTGCACTTGGGGTTTTCGTCCCTAGTGGTACTAAAAAGCGATGGAAAAAGCAGGCAAAAGCGCCCGCTGATCTGTGGCTTGAGTATCACTTCGGTTGGGAACCCCTTGTGCAAGATATCGGTAGTTCTATCGATATCCTGCAAGGAACGGGTAAATCCTCCAAGCAGAAACGCCATATCACTGGCCACGCCGAGAGTAAATCTTCGGCGTATGCGTCTCTGGATTCTGATGACTTCTTCCACCAGCGGTATGATCGTGGATTCAACTCTGTTGAATACAAGATGTCTACCCGCATGGGGGCGAACGTCGTCACTACGAATCCAAACGTAGCCATGGCAAATCAGATGGGGTTTGTGAATCCCCTATCTGTCGCGTGGGAGGCTGTCCCCTTTAGCTTCGTCGTAGATTGGTTCGGGAACGTTGGTCAGTGCCTTTCAGCAATGACTGACTCTCTCGGATTCGACTACGAAGGAGGCTGGACAACCACTCACTGGGAGAAGACCGTGAAGCACCAGCTTTCGCGATCTCAGTTGCCCGACTTTCCAGGAGACACAACCTTTGGTTATGAATCTTGGACTGCCCGGTCAATTCAGATCGTTCGAGCCACGGCGATTCTCGGTCCCTCGCTCTCTTTTGGGCTTCCTAGTCCAATAGGGATACCGAGGGCGGCAACAGCAATTTCGCTGTTGCTCCAACAAATGCATAAGCTTTAGCCTTGCATTTTTAAGGAAATCGGTATATGCCGACCGCAGCCAATATCACCGTCAAAAAGGCGGATGGTACCACGGACATCGTTTGGACGTCCCTTCAAGCCTCCGGCGGAGACAAGTCGCCCGCCATCTGGCGTTCCAACACGGCAGCGGGTACGAACGGGCAGTTGCCCGTTTTCACCTGCTCGTCCAAGTGGAACGCCTCTGGCGACGTCCGTCGTGTCGACATTTCGGGATCTTTCCCGAGTGTTTACACGAACTCCGCGACCGGGCAGACGGAAGTTCGGGCAAAGATGACGTTCCAAGGATCGTTCGCGATCCCCCAGAACGTCTCTGCGACCGACATGGGTGAGTTCAGCGCTCAGATCACAAATCTGATCGCTTCCACGCTCATGAAGAATTCGATCACTGCTGGCTTCGCGCCGACCTGATCGTCTTCGTCCCCACATCCGACTCGGGTGTGGGTACCTTCCTTTCTGCTGGAGCAATACCTTGATTTCACACTACGTGAAGAAGGTTGCCTTTGAAATTTTCAAAGGCATCGCGACTCCAAAGGCTCTTGCAGCTTGGTTGCTGCTTGAGAATGGAGAGTGGGACCAGCTTGCCAACTTGGAAGCTGATCCGAGCATGTACTTCGAGGCTGAAGACTACTGGCGTGATGCCACCGTCGTAAGCCTGCTCCGCAAATACGAACCATTACCCACTTCTTATGACCGTAAGGCCATAGCTGAGGAGAACTTCCGTATCTGTGAAGAGTCATGCTTTCGCGCTAACCGTCGGCTATACCCCTTATACGATGACTTAAAAAGTTATCGCATTCAAGGTGGCGTGCACGAAGTTTTTCTTCGTGCTAGACAAAATATAGCTCGTTGGTTAGGGCCCTGCCCCGATCTTGTTGAAGGTCGGTTTGGGCCCGGCGCGACTTATCGCGACAAAGGGGCTTTCACCACGATCCCCGATAAGATGTCGAATGCACCAACCTTTACAGCTGACGCATGGCCATTCCTATTTCCTTGGAGTGGTACCCTATGGGCCTCGGCCTGTGTGGACGTCGGCAAGGTGCCGCAGAAGGTTCCGGGTAATCGGTTTCTTACCGTACCTAAAGACGCTACTAAGTTCCGCGGCATTGCCGTTGAACCTAGCATTAACGTCTTTTATCAGTTGGCTTATGGCCGAGTGATACGGTCCCGTCTGTGCCGTCAAGGTATCCACCTTGACGAGGGTCAAGATATTCACAGGCATCTTGCCTGTGAAGCCTCACGCAGAGGCCATCTTGCTACCCTAGACCTAAAAAATGCTAGCGATACCATTTGTAGGAATCTTGTAAAGCTCCTACTCCCCTCTTCCTGGTACAGTGTCCTTGACGGACTCCGCTCTAAGAAGACCGAATTCCTTGGGAAGTTCCATCTTCTTGAGAAATTCAGTTCAATGGGAAATGGTTTCACCTTTGAGCTTGAGACCCTGATCTTTCTAGGTCTCATGAGTGCGGTTATGCCGCACCATCAGATAGGCATCGATTTCTTCGCTTTTGGCGATGATCTTATCCTGCCTACTGAATGCTCTGAGGATGTGATCGCTCTGTTAAGGTTCTGTGGTCTTGAAACTAACCTGAAGAAATCTTTTTCTTCAGGCATGTTCCGAGAGAGTTGTGGTGGGGACTTCTTTAATGGAGTGGCTGTGAGGCCATTCTTCTTAAAGGACGATCCAGATCAACCCGCTTCCCGCATTGCCTTGGCCAATGGCATCCGCCGTTCCTGTAATGGGAGTATCGGACGCTTCTTTCTTTTGAAAGGTGCATGGCATGAATCTCTATGGGGTATCCCCTCTGAGATTCGTTGTCTCCGTGGTCCTTCGGACCTTGGCGACATTGTCATTCACGATTGGCCTTCTAACTGGAAGACTAGTTGGAAGCACAGCATCAGGCATATCAAGTGCTACCTTCCCACACCACGTAAACACGTGAAGTGGTCTGGCTTTGCACCTAGTGTGACCCTAGCGAGCGCCGTATATGGGTCCGAATGGGGGGGTGGGTATGTCATACCCAGAAACCCCCAATTAGACTATCATATAGGCTCGGTGCCCTACTCATAAGAGTAGGTTTTCCGGACTAATCACCCGGTGG